TGATTAAAAGAACTTGGTGCTTTTTGGGAAAGTTTAAATGATAAGAATCGATGGGGTGGTAATTGGAAATTTGTAGATACACCACATTTTGAAAGACAAGAATAATGAAAAAGGTTTTATTTTTTTTTACTATTGGTTTTATTGTATTCGGTTGTACTTCTAAAAAGATTGTTACAGAGTATAAAGATAGGGTTGTCAAAGATACGATTTTCACCACTCGAACGATAAAAGAAGTAGAACGTTATACAGACACATTAACTGTTGAAGAACCTTGTGATAGTTTAGGTAATTTAAAGCCTTTTAAGCAAGTTTTAAAGATAAAGCAAGGCTCAATACTAATAGAAGGTAAAAACGATAGTATAACAGCTAAAATTGATTTAAACGGATATAAGAGTATATTAGATAAAACTTATAAAGTAAAGTATGAAAAACTATTAAAAGAGAGTAGTAAGGAAGTGGTTAAGTTTAAGACACCTCTTTGGATGTGGATAACAATAATCTTCCAAGCTATAGTTATTATTCTTTTAGTAAGGATTAAGTTCTTTTAGTGTATAAAAAAAATAGAGCCATACCTTGTATGACCCTATCTCTGACAACCTATGAAAACTAACAGATTTGTTAGCATTAAAAACAATCTCTATGCAAATATAAGTATTATTTATTTAAGTAATGTTAAGAAAACGTTAAATATGAAGTCAGAAGAAATAAAACCAAATGATGGTAGAAGAAATAACAGTAGGAAGAAATCAATACCATTAAGTAAAGTACCAGATAGAGAACGTAGTAATGTTCCTGCAAAGAATTATGCTAAGAAGAAAAGAACTAAGCAATACGCTAAGAAAGCATTAAAGAATGTATTTGGTAGTGAAGTAGAAGCATTTGAAGCACTTGCTAAGAAAGCTAAAGATACAGGTAATGTAAATGCTTATAAGATGTTATTTGACTATGCTTATGATGATGAAAAGGATGTTAAGCCTGTTACTAATAATGCACCTGTAATTAACTTCTTTGGGAGTAGTAATCCAACATTAGAGGAAAAGACTATTGATGTAGAACATAAAGAGGTAGATGATGAAGATTAATTCAATTATTTTTTGTATATTAGCGTTATGGAAAAATTTAGAATAGTCGAAGGACATAGTGATTACAGTGTTAGTAACAAGGGTAGAGTTTATAGTTATAAATCTGATAGGTTTTTAAAACCATCATTAAATTCTGATGGGTATTATCAATTAAGGCTTGATGGTAAATGCTATAAGGTTCATAAATTGGTAGCTATGGTATTTTTAAACCATAAATCTACAGGTAAGAATAAACATTTAGTTATAGACCATATTGATGGAGATAAATCTAATAACAATCTTGATAATTTAAGAGAAGTATCTCCAAGACGTAATAGAGAAAACTACACCTCAAAAATCAAATCGTCAAGTAAATATACAGGTGTTTGTTGGGATAAGTCGAGGAGTAAATGGGTTGCTTCAATAAAAATTAATGGTAAACAAAAAAACTTAGGTAGGTTTAATAATGAATACGATGCACATTTAACCTACGAGAATAAATTAAAGGAAATAAATGGCTAAGAAAGATATAAAAATTTGCGACAAGTACAAACCACTATGGACTTCTGATAGTAGATACTTTATAGTTTCTGGTGGAAGGGGAAGTTCTAAGTCTTTTAGTGTTTCATTAAGATTACTAACTTTAACTTACGAAGAAGGACACAAGGTATTATTTACAAGATATACCTTAACATCAGCACACACCTCTATTATACCAGAGTTTGTTGAAAAGATAGATTTAATGGGTAAAGGTCAAGATTTTAGAGTTACTAAAGATGAAATATACAACCTAAAAACAGGCTCATCTATAATTTTCAAGGGTATAAGGACAAGTAGTTCAAATCAAACAGCTGCTCTAAAATCTCTTAATGGTATTACTACATTCGTTGTTGATGAAGCAGAAGAATTAGATGATGAAGAAACGTTTGATAAGATAGATTTATCTGTTAGAGCAATTACTAAACAGAATAGGGTTATCTTAATATTAAACCCTGCGACTAAAGAGCATTGGATTTATAAGAGGTTCTTTAGAGATGCTTTAGTTACTGATGGAAGTAATTTAACAAAGAAAGGTGTTACATACATACATACTACTTATAAAGACAATAAGGCTAATTTACCTGATTCTTTCTTACAGACTATTTACAAGACTAAAAAGAATAACCCAAGTAAATACTTACACCAAATCTTAGGAGGTTGGAAAGAAAAGGCAGAGGGTGTTATTATAAAGAATTGGAGAGCAGGAGAGTTTAGGGAAACAGATATAACTTGTTATGGGCAAGATTTTGGTTTCTCTTTAGATGATACTACATTAGTTAAGGTAGCTGTAGATGTACCTGAAAGAAAGGTTTGGATAAAAGAGTGTTATGGTAAACCTAATCTATCTACAACTGATATAATAAGACTTAATAAGGCTTATGCAGGTAATAGCTTAATCATTTGTGATAATTCAGAACCAAGACTTGTAAGAGAGTTAAAGAATGCAGGACTAAATATTAAACCTACTATTAAGAAAGCAGGTAGTATATTAAGTGGTATAGCTTTAATACAAGACTATGAATGGATTATAGATAAAGAAAGTACAGGTATTATTAAGGAAGTAAACAACTATGCTTGGAAAGATAAAGGTACTGTACCTATAGATAAGTTTAACCACTTTATTGATGCTATTAGATATGCTATGATGTATTTGGTTCAGGGTAAAAGTTCAGGAATTTACCACATAAGATAGCTAAGTGAAACCCTCTCAAAAAGGGTTGAACGTATTAAACTTTTCTTAAACACTAAAAAATAAATATATCTCTTTTTTTTAAATAGCACCTTTTCCAATTCCACTTTGCGTTATCAATCACTTGACGACCCTCTTTGGGGAGGTCGTCTGCGTTAGACTACTTAATAGTAGTTCTAAAACAAAAATAAGCAAATTTAAACCAAAAGTTTTATTTATGCAAGACTTATTTTAAAAAGTTATTAACAATATTTCTATGTTATTAACAATCTTGTTTATTAAATTATTTTTATTATATTTGCATTATAAAATTAATAATTATGATAGCAACATTAAGAAAACTTACAAGAAAGTCTACGTTAAAAGTAGGTAAACACAAAGACCTTACAGTACAAAGAGTATTGGATTTAGGCAAGAAGAAAGATTTAGTATATTTATACTTTAATACGTCTAATATGACGTTTATGGATGATATATTAGATGAACTTAGGATAACAGAGGAATTTAGAATAAGCAAACCAAGTAAGAGTAGAAGTGCTTATAATAACTTTCTTAATGAATCTTATTACTACACTAATAAAAATAACAGAGGTTATGGTTCAGATAAACTGATTAAGAGAAAAGAAACTCTTAGCAAGGCTGTGTTAAAATATAAAAATCAGAAATTTATTTAAAATAATTGTAGATAATTAAAATATTTTTTGTATATTGCAACAAATTAATGACAATGAAAACATTAAATGAGTTTAAAGGTTATAAATGGTGGGAACAAAATAACCCTGCGTATAGAGAAGCTTGTTTTAGACAAGCTACAAGAGAATTAGTTGAGTTGAAAGGGAAATTTGACTACTTTATTAAGATGACGCAAGAACATAAATTAGATAATTAAATTATGCCACATAGTAAAAATAAAGGAAGTTCTTACGAAAGAAAATTAGCTAAAGAGTTTAGAGAGTTTGGTTTTGAAGACTGTAAGACGTCAAGATTTGAAAGTAAGATGTTAGATGATGCAGGTGTAGACTTAACAAACACAGGTATCTTTAATATACAAGCAAAGGCAGTTGAGAGGCTATCACCAAGCTATCACGAAATACTAAAGAGTATGCCTACAGATAACAACTACAACGTTATCTTTCATAAAAGAAATCATAAAGGAGAAGTAGTAGTTATGACTAAGGAAGACTTCTACGATATACTACAAATGTTAATCAATTTAGATATAGTAAATGTTAGATAAGGTAGCAGAATTACACAGTTTATGGATGAAGTGCTGTATTAACTTTGGTTGTAATTACCAAGATGCACAAGACATAGTACAGGAAATGTACTTAAAGATTTCTAAGGTAGAGAATAAAGATAAGTTTAAATATGGTCAAGATGATATAAATAAATACTATATCTATATGACTTTAAAAAACTTATTCATAGACATTAAAAGAAAGAAACTATTAACTGATTCTTTATTACTTAATGATGAATTAGATTTACCAGAAGATGTTAATTATGATTATGCAAGAGATGCAGCGTTAGAAGACATTATAAACGATATAAGAAAGGATTTGTCTAAGAAAGACCAATTTATACAAAAGTTATTTGAATTGTATTATAGAGTACCTATTAATAGTAATGTATCTTACTTCTCTAAAGAAAAACTATCTCAACAGAAAATATCTGATGATGCCAATGTAACAAAGTATTCTGTGTCTGAGAAGTTAAAGAAACTAAAGAAAGAGTTAAGAGAAAAATACAAGGAAAATATAGAGGATTTTTTTAACGGCGATTATGATAAATTGTAAAGAGGTTAGAGATTGTTGGATTAATGGTATATTTATATCACCAGTAGTAGTCAACAGTATGCAAGATGTAAGAATAGATGTTTACAACATAGAGAACGGAAAGTTGATAACAAGAAGAAAAGGTACTACAATCTTCAAGCAAAAGACAAAGAAAGAGAAAGAAAAGATTTACGAAACAATATTAGAAGCATATAAACATTATTATAACAAATTATGAAAAAAGACAAGTATTACAAAGATTTAGAAAAAAAAGGTTACTACGATAGCATAGACAAACGTTCTAAAGACTATAGGGAGTATAAAGAATGGAAAGCTAAATTCCAAGAGAAAGAAGAAGTAGGTTTAGGTGACGTGGTAGAAAAGATTACTAAAGCTACAGGTATTAAGAAGGTTGTAGAAGCTATTACAGATGATTGTGGTTGTGAAGAACGTAAAGAGAAACTTAATAAGTTTAGTGTTTGGGGTAGAAGAAAGTTAAATTGTATCTCTGAGGAAGACTATAACTGGTATGTTTCAGAAAACATTAGAAAAAAGTCAAGATGGAAGTTTAATGAAATAGAAAGATTAGTTTCTGTTTACAACAGTATATTTAATACTAAAATGAAGCCAAGTAGTTGTTCTTCTTGTGTAAAAAGCTACCAAGAGAACTTAAATAAGTACATAGAAATTTATAACAGTTAAGATGCGATTAATATTAGATGAAATGAAAAAATGCAGTAAATGCAAAGAACTAAAAAGTTTCTCCTTATTTTATAAGGGTAAAATATTTAAAGATGGGTATAGACCTTCTTGTAAAAAATGTGATTCGTTATCAAGGGATATTGAAAAGAGAGATAAATATAATAAAGATTATTGGTTAAAAAACAAAGAGAGATTAAGTAAGAGAAATAAGGAATATCGTAAAAAAAACAAAGAAAGTTTAGCTAAATACCAAAGTGAGTATAGTAAGAAGTGGTATCAAGAAAATAAACAGAGAATAAACAAAAGGAATAGAGAGCGAAAAAAAACGGATATTCTATACAGATTAAGGCGTGATATATCAACATATACTTCAAGGGCATTAAAAAAAAGAGGTTACACTAAGAAAAGTAAAACACACGAGATAATAGGTATTGATTATTATGGTTTAAAAATACACTTAGAAAATCAATTTACAACTGGTATGAATTGGGATAACAGGTCTGAATGGCATATAGACCATATAGTGCCACTATCATCTGCTAACACAGAAGAAGAATTAATTAGATTATGTCATTACACTAATTTACAACCCTTATGGGCTGAAGATAATTTAAAGAAAGGAGGTAAGTTATCAGACTAATATTAGATGCAGATTCTTTAATTTATTCAGCTTGTTTTAATGTAGAAACATTAGATGAGGCTAAGAATAAGTTTGATAACTATTTAGGCTACGTTTTAAAGGATTTAAGCGACATTTGTGAGTTCGATGATATTTGGATATGCAATGGCTCTAAAAACAACTTTAGAGTGGCTTTAAATAAGCAATACAAGGCTAATAGAACACAAGAAAGACCTGCATTTTTGTCAGAGTTACATAATCACGTAAAAAAAGAGTTTAATTCTTATTGGGTTGATGGTTATGAAACAGATGATGTTGTTGCTACCTTATGGAAACAATCTTGCGATGAATTAGGTGAGAATAATGTAATTATCGCTGCTAATGATAAAGACTACAAGCAATTTCCTTGTTGGTTTTTTGATACTTACTACTCCAGAAGAGAGTTGGTTAAGATAGAAGATTTTGAGGCTAAGTATAACTTTTATCATCAAATGATAATGGGAGATACTGCTGATAATGTAAAATACTTTAAAGGTTATGGTAAAGCTAAAGCACATAAAATACTTAAAGGTGCTAAAACAGAGTTTGCTTTAATCAGAAGAGTTTATAGTTTATTTTTAGAGTTCTATAAAGATGAAGCTAAAGATAAATTTAATGAATGTAAAAAAATGTTAAAATTAGTAACTAACGTAAAAAAAATCAAACAGTATGAATCGTTCAAACAGGTATCGTCTATCTAAAGACGAAGAACAAATGCTTATGAATTACAGGCAGAACAATCAAGAATCAAGAGTATTAGTTATAGGAGACACACATTGTCCTTTTGACTTAGATACTTATTTAGACTTCTTAGTAGATACTTACAATAAGTATAATTGTAATAGAGTTATACATATTGGAGATGAGATTGATAATCATTACTCAAGCTATCACGAAACAGATGCTGATGGTTTAGGTGGTGGAGATGAGTTAGATTTAGCTATCAAGAGATTAAATAGGTATTATAAGCAATTTCCTAACGTTGAAGTTATGATAGGTAATCATACTCGTATGGTGGCTCGTAAGGCACAAACAGGTGGTATACCTAAGAAGTGGATAAAAGATTATAATGATGTTTTAGAGGTGCCTAATTGGGATTTTAAAGTATCTACAGAGATTGATGGTGTTAAGTATGTTCACGGTGAAGGTGGTACTGCCAGAAGCAGGGCTAAGATGGATATGCAGTCTACAGTTCAAGGTCACTTGCATACTCAGCTTTATTCAGAGTATATGGTAGGTAATAACTCAAGAGTTTTTGGACTACAGTGTGGGTGTGGAATAGACCACGAGAGATATGCTTTCGCTTACGCTAAAGCTGGTAAAAAACCAGCAATCGGCTGTGGAGTTGTAATAGGTGGTCACACTGCTATAGCTGTACCAATGCAATTAGAAAAATACGGGAAGAAATCTAAATTTAAGTAGTATGAACAATAAGGTAGTTTACTTGCATAGAAAAAAAACAAATAATGAGATTTTTTATGTTGGTATGGGTAGTTTAAAAAGAGCTAAACATAAACACGGAAGAACTAATCACTGGGTTAATACTGTTAACAAATACGGTTACATTGTTGATGTTGTTGCAAGTAAACTATCTATTGATGAAGCCTTAGAGTTAGAAGAGTTTATAATTTCAGAGATAGGACTTAGTAATTTATGTAATCTTTCTTCTGGAGGTGACCATCCAAGATTCTCAGAAGAAACAAGAAAGAAAATGTCTAAAATGAGAAAAGGTGTTAGTAATCACACTCCGTTGAGTATAAAAAAGCAAGTAGAGTCTTTTAGAAGTAATGTAGAATACATAAAAAAACTATCAAATAGTACATCGAAAAGAAACAGAGAAAATAATCCGTGCGTAAAGCACGGTGTTAGATGTGTTAATGATGGTAAGGAGTTCTTTAGTGTGAGAGAAGCTGGTAGGTATTACAATATAGACAATAGCTACTTATCAAAACACTTAAGAGGAATATATAAAGAAGTTAAAGGTCTAATTTTTGAAAGAATTTAATTAATGAACGAGAAATCAACTATAGATTTCATAAACAGTAACTATGGAACTAATCTTATTCTTTGTAAGGATAGTTTTAGTTCCTATGATGCTGAAGATAGTAATTATATTGTTGAGATAAAGAACAGAAGAAAGTATTATAGTGATAAGCTAATAGAATGCCTTAAACTGTTTAAGAACTACCAGTCATCTCAATTAAAAGACAAAATATTCATCTATGTTGTTACAGATGAAAAAGGGATATACATATTTAATATAACTAAAAATATAGGTGTTATTTTAAATAGTAATCCAATACCTTTTAAGTGTCCTAAGACAACAGACTTCAATAAAAACAGTAAGATAACAAAGTATAGTTATGTGCTAAAAGAAGGTCTTGCTTCAATGAAAAAACTTTTTTAACGTTTCGTTAACACTTATTAATAAAATAATCTGTAGATTTGTAGTGTGAAATAACAATAACATTAATATATAAATAAAATGAAAGGAACAAATTGGAACTCTGCAACAGGAGAATACACAAAGATTGTAAACGCAGAAACACAAGAGAAAGCTAATAAAGCTAACTTATTAAAATCAAAGTATAACGCATCTGTTAAAGATATTGCTTACATTCTTAATTTAAGTGAATCAAGAATAAGAGAATATTTAAGAGAATTATGAAAACAGTATTAATAATATTAATAGTGCTATTTATTGTAGCATACTTAAAAACAAGAAAAATATGAGAAGTACACAATTACATTATGAAACAGGTAAAGATTACGATATTATAGACGTGTGTAAAGATTACGCTCTTAACTTTAACAGAGGTAACATACTTAAATACGTAGCAAGAGCAGGTAAAAAAGATGATGAATTACAAGACTTGCGTAAAGCATTAGATTATCTGCAAAGAGAGATAGCTTATTTAGAGCAAAAGCAGAAAGAGTATATTAGAGAACGAATAGATAGATAATACTTATGAGTTGGTACAGTAAAAGAAAGGATTTAATCAAGTATCAGCACGAAGTAAACTATACAGATGCTTATACTAAAGAAATGGATACAGAAGGCTTAAAAGTGCTTAAATGGTCTATGTTCGATAGTCCAGATAAGTTAGGTAGTGGTAAAATGTTTATGGAAAGTGAACCTGTGTTTATATTAGATGAAGCATTAAGAAAAGAAAGGTTACAAGCATTCATAGAGTTAGGTTACACTTCTAAGACTTATGCAGATAAGATTAGATTAAATACTGATAGTGCACATAGGTTAGGTAAAGCTGTTAAATTTAGATGTATTAACCCTAATCAAAGGTTTAGACTTGTAAAACAACTTATTCTTCATAGAATAGAAAGAATACACTTATTTAATGAAAGTATTTATTTTGACACTGATAACTATATTAAGAAACCAGAGTTATTATTCTTTTAACACTTTTTTAAGTTTTCTTTAACAATTAATAAGAAATAAAGCCTTAGATTTGTATCATAATCAAAACAATAAATTATGAAGAAACTATTAATACAGAGATTAGCACAACTTATAGATAATTTACCAAGAGGTGTTAAGAGAACTAATGTAATGAATGATTATTTAAGTTTAAAGTTATCTAAAGATGATAAGTTTTATTTAACTATGGCAGATAAATATAAGAATTATGAGTAGCAAGACATACACATTAGAAGAGATAAACTCTAAAATAAATAAGTTACACACAAAATTAGATAATCTTCTACTAAAGAGAAAGCAGATTAATAAAGACATTAATAACACAATAGACAAATTGTATTTTTGGGAAGAATTAGATGAATCACAATATAAATTATTTAACGATGAGTAAATTACAATCAACAGACAGAGTAAGAGAACATATATTACAACTACACTCTGACTACAGAAAAACACAAAGTCCTATTATATTGAAGTTAATAGACGAATGGAAACAAGTTTACATTAATAAAAAAACAGAAGAGAATGAAAGAATTAGTAGATTTTCAGTTTAGACGTATAGAAGCGTTAGACAAGAGAGTTAAAGAGTTAGAAAGGTATGTCTTGGAGTTATCTGATGAAGATTGTCCAGAAGACTACAGAAGAATAGTAAGAAGTGAAATATTAAATAAACCAATAGCAGATTAAATTATGAACATTTTAGAAAAACTACAGTTGATACAAACAACTTTACACGTTCACAAAGGACAAAGAAACAAATTCGGTAATTACAATTATCGTTCAGCAGAGGATATATTAGAGGCTATTAAGCCAATATCTAAAGAAACTAAGACAATGTTTAAGATAACAGAAGAATTAGTTGAAAGAGGTGGTTATTTAGCTATTAAATCTACAGCAACAATCTATGATTTAGAAGAGCAAGAGGTTAGCAGTATTAGTTCTGATGCTTATGCTATATTAGATTTTGATGCTAAAGGTATGCAGAACCCACAAAGAACTGGTAGTTCTTCATCTTATGCTAAGAAGTATGCATTAGGTAACTTACTATTAATAGATGATACTAAAGATAGTGATGCTGTAAATGACCATAAAGGAAGTAGTAAACCTCAATTAAAAATCAATACAGAACCATTTAAGAAGGCTTTAGAGGCAGTTAAAAATGGTAGCGTAACTGTAGAGCAGATAGAGAGGAAATATACGCTTACAGCCTCTGTAAAACAAATGTTACAATCAAGAAGTAAATAATATGAATAAATTTGAATTAAAAAGAACAGACAAAAAAGACCATTACAGGTTACTTATTAATGGAGTAGATGTAACAGGCGAAAGAGAAAGAAGTGATTTTAGACACTTAGTACAAGAAATAGATAATACAATTAACGTAGGATTATAAATTAAATTAAAACCAGAAATTATGAGTGCATTAGTAAATTTCAGCTTAGACTTAAGCAAACTACCTAAAGATAAGATTATCAAGGGTAAAAAAGGGCAGTACATTAACATTACTGCAAGTATTAACGATGAAACAAAGTTTGGTAACAATGCTTCTTTCTTTGTATCTCAATCAAAAGAAGAAAGAGAAGGTAAAGAGCCTAAGAATTACTTAGGTAATGGAAAAGTTATCTGGACTGATGGAAATATTGTTCTTGCAGAGAAGGAAGAGCAATCACAACCTGCATCTGTGGTAGATAATGATGATGATTTTCTATTCTAACTAACTGGATTGAGTATAGGGTAGGTTTCGGCTTACCCTATTTTTTATTAACCTTTAAAGCACATTAATTTGGATAACCTTAGATTAGAAGAAGAAGATAAATTATTAATGCAATACATAGATGAAAAGAATGAATGTGTTGTAGATTTAACAGAGAAAATAGATAGACCTCCTGTTTGCTTAACAAAAGGAGAGAAGATTTACAGAGGTAAGAATGGATTAACTAAATTCGATATACCTTTAGCTACTTATGGTAACTTTAGTTTCGTACAAGCACCACCAAAGAGTTATAAGACATTCTTTATGTCATTACTTGCAGGTGCTTATGCTGGTGCAGATGTATCTTACATAGGAGATATACAAGCACATAGAGGAAATAGAAAGTTAATACATTTTGATACAGAGCAAGGTAAATGGCATTGTAAGAGAGTATTTATGAGAGTTGTTGATATGATTGGTGATAATAAAATACCAGACTTCTATGAAACATTCTCTTTAAGAGAACTTAACTACAATACAAGAAGACAATACATAGAATATAAGTTGCAACAAATGGTTGATAATGGAGATAAGATTGGTTTAGTTGTTATAGATGGTATTGCTGATTTAGTTTCTGATGTAAATGATTTAAAGCACAGTAACTTAGTTGTACAGTGGTTAATGGAAGTTACCTCAAGATTTAATTGCCATATTGTAACTATTATACATAGTAACTATGGTTCTGACAAACCAACGGGGCATTTGGGGTCTCTGTTAGAAAAAAAGGCAGAATTACAGTACACACTTAAAGCAAATAAAGATACTGGATGTATTGATGTTGTATGTAGAAGAACAAGGAATGTTCCATTTGAACCATTTAGTTTCAATCTAACAGATTCTAATTTACCTACAATAAGTTAAAAAGTGTTAAAATATTTGCAGGGTATATTTTTATTTTGTAGTTTAGCATAGAATTTAAAAACAATATATTATGAAAATTACAGGACAATTAAAATTAGACAGTTTATTAGAAAACTTTGATGCTTTAGACAGAGACTTTGTGTTTAAAGTAGATGAATATGAAATTGGAACAACAGACAATGAATACATCTTCGTTAAAATAGATGTTTATGTAGACTTAGATTATGAAGGAGATGTTAGAGATTATAATGTAGATGTAGAGGTATATCCAGAATACTTTGGTTCTGATGAAGATGGTGGAGAATTAGAACTTGAATTAGATGATGATGAATTAGTAGGTTTAGAAAAAGAAATACACCAACAGATAAGTTGGAAGATAAAAGCATAAGACTTTTATTCTTTGTAATCAAATAAAAAGTGTTTTAGTTAATTCTAAGGCACTTTTCTTTTTTGTTGGATAGTTAGTGTAGAAAATAAAAAGAGTGGCTTAAAACCACTCTAATTAAGTTATTCATTAATATATTCATTGTATTCGTGGAGAGCATCAATCCTTGCAATGTATGCTTCTTCTTCTGTGTCGTATTTTCCTAAGAAATATGTCTTACCTCCTAAACAAGCCTGCGCTCTGTATTTATTCTCATCAAAATACACTCCAGTATATTTACTTGTTTTATCTTTCTTATCTTTTGAGCAGTTTACCCTGTGTGTAACTAATTGCAGGTTATCTACTCTATTGTTTTGTGGATTGTTGTCAATATGGTCTACAACTACCTTATGACCACATCTTACGTGACCTAAAAATGTTTCAGCTATAAATAAATGAGACCTCATTTTATATTTACCTAAATGAGTCATTGGATAACCAGACTTATCGATATATTGTTTTAATATTTGACCTTTAAGTCCTTTAAACCTTCCCTTGCTTGATACTTTGTATCTTTTGTCGTAAGGATATTCTTTCCAGATTTCTTTCATTTTATCTCGATTTTATATGAATGGGTAATATACGAAAAAAGTTTTATATGATGGGATAAAGTTTTTAACAACTAATCTCGATTTTATATGAACGGGTACTTGGCTTTAATATGAACCCTATAACTAATTGATAATTAATTACTTGGCTTTAATATGAACCCCTATTTGGCTTTAATATAATCCCCTATCGCATAGTACTTTGCAATACATAGTACCTCACATTTGATATAGTTTTTATCTATGCTAAAATAATTTGTATAAAATTTATTTATACACTTGTTTATGTTATTTATTTTTTGTATTCGCATATGTATTCTTATATGGATGCAATTTAAAAAGTAACCAGAACACATAAAAACATAAAAAATATAACTTTTGTTTTAACTTAATTAACTGTAAATTAATTAGTTAACTATTTATTTTTACATTTTTTTATATTTTTTTGTCAATTTATTTTTTTATATCGAAAATGTATTGTAGATTTGTAACCGTAAAACAATAATTAAAATAAGTAAAATGTACACAAATAGATTTGAGGTTTATATAGAAAATGATTTTTTTATAGTAGTAGATGAACATACCAAAAAACAAGTAAGCAAAAACTATAGATATAGTAGATACGCTCACAATTTGCAATCAAAATTAGAAATTGAATATACAAAAAATAACAATAATTTATAAACCTTTAAAATAAACAAAATGACAACAAAAGAAAAACAAAGCCAATTAATTAGTAATCTAAATACATTACTTTTAAAAAATGATTTAGATAATCAAATAGTTTTTGATTTGATAGAGAATTTTTACAAGTATGGTAACGAGAATTACAACGAGGGCAAAGAAATGATTAAAGAAATTTATAATTTATAAAACTTAAAAAAATGAAACAATATAAACCAGTTAAAAACCTTTTAAGCAAAGGTACTACTAACAGCAAAACAGCTAAAAACGATATAAAAACGTTTATACTATATTTATCACCACACAATTTAAACAGCAAAAAAATTACACTATGTCCGAACGCATCAAAAGGATGCATTGCAAGTTGTTTATATAGTGCTGGTAGGGGTAAATTTTCAAACGTTCAAAAAAGTAGGATTAATAAAGCTAACTATTTTGTAAGTGACAAAAAAGAATTTATAAAACAGTTGGTTTCTGAGATTAGAAAAGAAGTAACTAAAGCAGCAAAAAACGATTATAAGGTAGCATTTAGATTAAACGGTACAAGTGATATTGATTTCGTTTACTTAATGGCAAAATACCAGGATTATCACATTAATTTAATACCATACGACAAAGTTTATTTTTATGACTACACAAAAAGTTATGCACGTGCTATTAGGTATAAAAATCATAAAAATTATACACTAACTTTTAGTAAGTCTGAAAGTAATTTAAAAGAATGTGAAAAAATAAGACTTGAAAAAGGTATAAATATAGCTGTTGTTTTTTCTGGTGAACTACCTAAAAAATATAAAAATATCAAAGTTGTTGACGGGGATAAATCAGACCTTGAAATGCTAAAATACAAAGGCGTTATTTTAGGTTTAAAAGCAAAAGGTGATGCTAAGAAAGATACATCAGGCTTTGTTATTAACAATTACTAAAAATAAGAATATGGATGCAATAAAACTAAAACCAGCAGCAGCAAAAAAGATACTAAACACAAAAAAGGCTTTCATTTGCTTTAATACACAAAACAATATAATTAATGAATATATTTTAACGGACGACCTTATAAGACACAAAAATAAGTTTACATTTTTTAAGGTGATAAGCTGCATCAAAAAAGAATTTTTAACAATAAAAAAATAACTAAATTAAATTAAGGTACTATAAAAAAGTACCTTTTTTTATACCTTATAATTAACCATAAATAAACCCTATAATTAAGGTACTTTATATAAAGATAATTTATACAAATATTTTTTAAAGGTATTGATTTTGATATGTGATATAGATTGGAAAATTAAACCACTCTATTTCACCCTTTTTAAGCCTCCTAATCAATCCAAACAATAATTTAATATTAAGGTACCAGAAGTGTATTAAAGTCGCTTAGAAGTCGTTTAACGTAAAATCAGATATTAGAATACTTAGTTACAAATGCTCAAGAATTTAACAGGATATTATATGAATTCACAAATCTTAATCAATTAACGTATATCTTTTCTTCATAAATGTTTTATGTAATCCATTCATAAAGTACCATACTTGGCTTTGAGATTTACCTACTTTTTCAGCAAACGTTATGTAGTTATGTTTTTCAACTATACCAGTATGATTATCTAATACATTTTTAAAGTTAGATTCTTTAGGTCTATTCTTATATAGAACGTATCTATTGTATAACTTTTTTCTGTCTTCATTAAGGAATCCATTTATTGTATGTTTATTACAGCCTATGGTGTTGATTAGTTCTTCTTTAGTAGCTGTTATTTTTTCTTCTGTTTTAAGGTCAAATATATCGTATGTTATGCCATTAAATATAAATTCTTTATTTAGTTTAGGTCTATATTTTTCTATCCATTTCTTTTCATACTTATCTAATGATTTAACATCATTAACGGCTCTAACATAGACGTCATCAAAATCTTTATCTTTTATATGACTACTTATTCTTCCTAACAAGCTACCATTAGATTTACCTATATAAACTAACTCCTCATTCTTTAGTAAGAAGTAAATATACTTATCTTTATTAGACAGAAGTATATTTTTTATATCGAATCTTTCGTAGTTTTCTTTGTTGAAAACAACTCTCGATTCTGATACTTTCTCATAGTTAATATACTTAACACCAACTTCACTTCGTTTTTTATTTAAAACTTCGTTACGTTGACGAACGCAAGGTTTACAATGTCCAGAACTATAGCGTTCTGTGTCTTTATTACAATTATTACAATATTTCATAATCTATTTTATATCTTAATATTAATACTAATTAACGCAACCCTCCTATACATTTAAGTTTCTTACTTGCTAAGTAAGTGGTTAGCTATTATACTGGTTAGTTTGAATATCAGCTGGGTTGCATTACGAAATGTATAAAGGATACTGATGCAATTACTAAACAGATTTAATTTAACTGAACCAAGTGCCTTACAATTATGACACAAGTTTGGTAGTATCCTTACTCTCTACTACAATATAACGAAATAATTTATTTTTAGTTGATAAAAATTATCGTTTATCGATAACTATAAATAAATAATATAGTATGTTACATTTCTATAAGTTTTATCTATTGTAGTTAAACATTACCAAACCTCTACATAGTGGATGCTACGATACGTGAGGCTTGGCTTTGTTATTTTTATAGTTTTATTTTCTCATCTCTTAAATCACATATTACAGAACCTTTAGCTTTTTCATCATTAGTTTCTATAATCTTCCAGAACTCTTTACCACAAGGTAATCTAAGTAATGTTTCATACCTGTTATTGTCTTTAAGGGTAGAACTCTCTACTATACCACAGAAATCCTTATCACTATTACACTCTATTGGCTGTTCATATTCTTCTACACAAGAAGAAAAAGTTAATACTAATGCTACTACTAATAATTTAATTGCTTTCATAATTTCTATTGTTTAATTGTTAAATAATAATGTTCTTTTATTTGTTCTACTAAATCTGTTATCATATCTACCCATTCTGCATCTTCTGTAAGGTCTTCTAATCCTATTTCTTCACTAACTACCATATTCAACTCTAAATCTCTAAAGTTATCTATAATGTCTGCGTATAGAAGGTCTATAGGAGATTTTACTATATCAGTAACGTTATTAGCAAGTTCTTTAATGTTTAAAACATCTTGTGATATTAATCTTTGTCCTGTAGCTTCTGATGAGATACATACTAATATGAATCTGGTGAATGCTTTGTCTAATTCTTCTTGTTTATTCATTTTTATCTATTTTAAATAATTCGTAATTACTATTCTCTGTTTTAAACTTTACATAATCATCTTTTTGCTCTACAATCTCTGTTATTGTTGTAGTCTGCCAAGTAAAGAAATTATTAAATGGCGACATAATTAATGAACGACCTACAGCAGGTAATTCAAACTTATCTTTAAATGTACCATCTTCATTCCATTCTAACCATAACACTTTAGCTGATTCTTTTATTAACTTATCTCTCTCTCGAATTAACCTATATTTAGGTTGTACTCCTTGTATCATATCTGTTTTTATTTATTAAAAAGTATCCTCTAATGGAGAACTACCTTCGATTATCTCACACCTATCTTTACTTTTCCAACTCCAAGATTTTATTCTCAGATTAACCAACTCATATATTTCCTCTCTCTTGTTTTTAGGTATGTCGTCTATTAGCTTATCCAACTTATCTTTCTCTCTATCATCTTTTTTATTAAGTATGTGTACTGGTTCATATCTTTCTTTAAAGTCTGTGAAGAACTTATCATAATAGTACCTCCAAGTAGGGTTCATCTTATAGTTAGTTTCTAAACCACTAATACCTACATAAACAGTAGACCTGTCTACCTTGTAACCTAATCTAAACATTATATCCTCTGTATCTTGGTCATTAAAACCTTTGCAATATAATATCTTATAAAATACTGCTCTAAGAAAGGGTGTGGGTTGTTTTCTGGTCTTTTGAAAAGGGTCTATCTTTAATACACTCTTAAAATTATTGTACTCATACTTAATCTCTGCAAGCATTTCTTTAGTTAGCTTCATAATACCAATTTAATTTATTTTTATCAACTTCTTTATTTAACCTCTGCTCTAAAATATTCATTATACTACTAATAAGTTCTGTAGATAATTCCATCTTCTTTTTACATTGTAAACCTAATGTACCATTTCTATCTAAAGACAACTGCATATTATCTGCGTCTATAGTTATCTCATACGCCACACCATTAATATACTCAAAAGTAGGTATAGTGGTAGCTATTGTTTCATATAGTTTTAAATCTTTCATTTAACTTGTTTTTTAATTAATACATAGCAAAGATACAATATAAAATGACTTACACAACCTTTTTAACAAATTTTAACATATTTTAACATATAAAGATAAATTTTACCTTTTACGTTATAATAGTATATGGAAGAATTTATTATTAAAATACCTGCAACAAAGAGGGATATAAAACTGAAGGACTGGCAGAAGTTTCAAGACGTTTTAGAAAAAAATAAAGATGTAAAAGATAGTGATGAGTTTATTAACCTAAAAGCACTACAGTTCTTTTGTGGTTTAGATTTAAAGATTATTAATAGTATACCTTTAAGTCAATTTCAAGAGGTATTAGACCACTTAGGAGATGTATTAGGTGAGAATGATATTAGAGTTAATACCTTTAAACTAAGAGGAACTGATGGTGTAGAGGTTGAGTTTGGTTTAGTACCTAACTTAGACGAAATGAGTTATGGTGAGTATAAGGATTTAGAGAATTATATTTACGATTATAAGACAGCACATAGAGCAATGGCTGTATTGTATAGACCTGTTCAGTACAGAAAAGGAGATGCGTATCATATACAGAGGTATAAAGGTTCAGACCACTTATCAGACATAATGAAGGATGCACCTTTAGATGTTTACTTAGGTGTAAGGGTTTTTTTTTACAATTTAGCGAAAAAATTGCCTCTTTATACGATGGATTGTACACTTCAACAGTTACAGGAGAACGTGGAGAATCGCTTAGACAATCCTTCGGAAAAAAGTGGGGTGGATACCAAGCAATCTATACACTTGCACAGGGAGATGTTACGAAATTTGATGAAGTTACAACCTTAAATGTACATAAAGCATTAATGTACTTAGAATACATTAAGGAATTAAACGAAACAGAGAATAAGATTATGAAACAAAATATGAAACGATGAGAGAATTTTATACAGCAGTAGATGCAGTTAAAGATGCTTTAAGAGCAAATAATAGCATAAATACTGTTACTTTTGGGGATTTATCAGATATAGACTTAGATAAGACTACTATATTTCCATTATCTCACATTTTCGTAGAAAGAGTAAGAAATGAGGATAATATGCTGATATTTGACTTCTCTGTACTGGTTGCTGATATAGTTGATTTTAGTAATGAAGAAACAGAGTTTGATGATTTCTTTGGTAATGACAACTTACACGATGTATTAAACACTCAGTTAACAGTTATTAATGGTCTTATAACAAGTCTTAGAAGAGGTGATTTATACAGAACTCAATATCAATTAGACAACGAACCTATTGCAGAGCCATTTAAAGAGCGTTTTAAGAACCTTTTAGCAGGTTGGGAAGCAACTATATCAATTAGAGTTAAAAACAACGTTACAATCTGTTAAAATGGGTAAATTAAAGGAAGTTTTATCAGATTTAGCTAAAGACTATAAAGAAGCTATACAAAGACTAATAGTACAGGAAGAATTAGTTGATAAAGGTGATTTAAAGAACTCTATTAGGTTTGAGGTAACTGATACTGGTTTTTCTATAACATCTGATAAGAAGTATGCTCATTTATTAGGTTCTAATGGTTATTTAAAGAGATGGAGTAAGCCACCAGCACAGAAATTAGCTGAGTGGGCAAAAAGAAAGGGTATGCGACCTTTGTTAAGAGATAGTAAAGGTAGGTTTAAGAAAATGACAGATAGAAGTTTTCTTAGTTTAGGTTATGCGTTAGCGAAAAGTATTGACAAAGAAGGTACTATTGAGCGATTTAACTATAGAGGTTCAAGAATTATACAAAGAGTTAATCAACAAATGGAAGGTAAACTTGCAGGAGAGATTACAGAAGCGTACAGATTAGAACTTATAGAAGGAATGAAACAAACATTTGAGTTTGATAATATAAAAATACAATAATGAGTTTAATATTAACAAGAAGTCCTTATTTTGTAAGTAGAGAAGATAGAGATTCGGCTTCTACTCTAAAATTAGAAATACTTAATGGTGCTAATGTATTAAAGACTTTTAATTTAGCTTTTAGGAATAATTATTTATTAGACATATCTCCACTGGTAGATGATTATTTTGATTCTAAAGAGTATGAATGGGTTACTACAGGTAATGGTTCTTTTTATACAGGTGGTGGAACTTATTCAGCCTTAACTGTAAGAACAACACTTTCTGGAGATTTATCTACAGGTGGAAAAGGCACTGATATTGTAACAACATATACGGCAAGAAGAGGTTATTTATTTTCTACTGATGGATATAACGGAAATGCTACTGTTATTGATAGTAAAGGAGTGTTTAGCTTGTTAGACGATTTAAAAAACAAAGCTGGTTATGCAGGCTCGTCTAATATAGTCTATAAATTAGATGATTCTAATCTAAGGTTACCTACTTTACTTCCTCCTGGAATAGGTGGAGATTTACAAGTAAACTATTATAGTAAAAGTAATGAGTTAGTTCGTCAAGAAACAAATTCTTCAATTTCAGATGGCTTAATAGTTGATTATAATTACTCCTCATTCAAAGATAGAGTCACCTCTGACTCTGACTTTTTGACAAGTGGTGGAAAGATTGAAGAAACTAAATGCTTACTTAATTTCTTAGAGGATTTTGATTTAAACGATGTTGCTCGTATAGACTTTTTATTTGAAGTTGCAGGCATAGTTTATCGTAATGAAGTTATAGTAAAATCTATCTCTGAATGCAAATACAACCCTTATAGGGTTACTTTTCTTAATAGATGGGGTATTAAAGAAGATTTATGGTTCTTTAAGAGAAGTGATGTTACTTTACAGATAGAAAAAGAATCTTATAGGGTTAATTCTATTCAGTCCTACAACGCTTCAAGCACTATAAAGACATATCAAGATTACAACGTTAATGGTGTAGAGAAAATAACTTTAAATAGTGGTTTTGTAGAGGAAGAGATGAATGAGGCTTTCAAACAATTACTTTTATCAGAAGATGTTACAATATATGACTATAAAGACAATAAAGAACATACAGCTAATATATCTACCTCTGAGTTTCAATATAAACAACATATAAACGAGAAATTAATAAATTATACAATAGAATTTAAGTTTGCCAGAGAAGTTATAAATAACGTAGGATAATGAGATTAAAAACACAACTTTATATTGATACTTCTAATAATACTATAGACGAAGAAGCTAATTATGAATTAGTAGATTTCTTTGACTTTGAAACTATAGAAATTACTGAAACTATTAAGAACATACAAGAGTTTGATGTTGTTTTTACAGATTATACAAAAGAATTTGTTGTACCTGCTAATAGTAGAAATAATAGAATATTTCAACACTATTATTCTACATCCCTAATAAATTCATTTGATGCAAGAATTAAGAAAAGAGCAAGAATATTTATTAATGGTATATTCTTTAAGCAAGGTTATATAAGACTAACTGCTTCTAAAATAAAGAATGGTTATCCTTATGCTTACAATCTTACTTTCTTTGGTGCTTTGAGTGGTTTAGGAGATGTTATAGGAGAAGATAAGTTATCTGATTTAGATTATCTAAATAGATTCGACCACGAATTTAACTTATCTAATGTAAGTAGTGGATTAAAAAAGGGATTGCAGTATAATGGTACTGCTATGGAAGAGTTTACTAATATATCAAGAGATATAATATATCCTTTAATATCTGTACAGAATAAATGGTTTTATGATGGTAGTGGAGTAACTTCTGATACTGAATTTCAGGAAGGTTTTTCTGTAAATATTTATAAAGACAATAGTGGTGCAGATGCTAATTATGGTTTAAGATACACTCAATTAAAACCTGCAATAAAAGTTGCTCATATATTTAAAGCAATAGATGAAAAGTATGATTCTATAAATATAAAACAAGACTGTTTTGTTTATGGCTCAAAGTTAAATGAATTATATTTACTATTGCACAACAAGAAAGGCTCTTTGACACAAGGTGTTGGTGGTGATGAAACATTTTCTAAGACTTTTATAGTTTACTCTAATAATGGTAGAACTGATTTCGATACTTCTGGTGCAGACCAAGAATTACTACCTATAAACACTTACACAAGGTATGAAGGTTTCCAACAAGCAAGAAACAGAACTGAGATACAGTTTGATGTAACTATTAACGACCCTATAGCTGGAGATGTAGAATACACTATGGAGATATTTGATGGCACTACTCCATTAGTATCTAAAAGAAGTACAAGTTTAGGCTCTGATTCTATTCAGTATGAGTTAAAATCAATAGAATACAAGACTTGGGATATTAGGTTTAGAATAACATCTGATGGTAGTGTTGCTAATTATGATGTAGAAATGACTATAGATGAGTTTTATGAAACTCGTTCTTACTCTGCTTCTATATCTGACAGTGCTTGGAGTAGCAATGATAAAACACATACATATCCATCAATAGAAGGTGCTTATACTTTTCCACAGAGAGCAGAGATTATGAGGCAAGTACCAGATATGAAAGTAATAGACTTTATGACAGGTATTTTTAAGATGTTTAATTTGGTTGCTAAGGTAGATGACAGTACAGGAGAGATGGATATATTGCCTTTAAACGATTACTATCTTTCAGGTCAAGAAAGGGATATAACAAATTATGTAGATACTTTTAATTACGATATAGAGAGATTACAGTTATATGGAGATATAAACTTTAATTACGAAGATGCTTCTACTTTTGGGTTAGTTAATCATAATGAAATACAACAAGATAATTTTGGAGATTTAAAATTTGATGCTACAGATAATGGTAAGAATAATAACTTTGTATTTGATAAAGGTAAATATGATGTAAAAGTTCCTTTTGAGAAACTTTACTTTAGTAGGCTTCGTGATGAGAATAATAGTGATTTAACTAATATTTGTGAGGGTTGGTTAGTTAATGAAGACCAAGAACCAGAAACACCTAAACCTATATTATTTTTTGGGATAAATACTTCTGTAGATACGAATGTTTACAAGTTTGGATTAAGAGAAGAAACAAGTTTTATAAGCACTTATAACAGAGGTTCTAATAGTAATTCAGATGGTTCTTTAACTATCAACTTTGGTAAAGAAGTGGATGAATATACGTTGCAAGTAAATGAAAATAGTTTATTTAATAACTATTATAGTTCTTATATCTCAAATATGTTTAATAATGAATCAAGAAACCTAAAGATAGAAGGTAGGCTTCCTTTAAGTTTCTTATTTGAATATTCTTTAGCAGACAGATTGATTATAAATGGCGCACCATACGTTATAAATGAAATAACAACTAACTTAAACACTAATAAGAGTCAATTAGACTTAATTACTGCTTTTGATATTAATTTAGAAGAGTTTGTTGATGTAACACCACCTGCTGATGTAGTTGGGTTAGCTATAGAAACAACGCTTACAGATAGAGTTAGAATGATTTGGAATCAAAATATAGAAACAGACCTTGCAGGGTATAAGGTTTATGTAGATGGTGTATTATATGCTACATTAGGTTTACAAAACAATATAATGATTACAGGATTAAGTCAATCTACAAGCTATGCTATAAAGGTTACAGCTTATGATGAGGCAGGTAATGAAAGTTTATTATCTTCTGCTACAGAGGTTACAGCAACTACTGGTAGTGTATCAGATGTAACGTCACCTACAATACCAACTAACCTAAGAACAACCTTAATAGGTTCTAACGGTTTTACAGTTGCTTGGGATGCTTCAACTGATGATACAGGTGTAACTATGTATAAGGTTTATTTAGATAACGTTTTACAAACACCTTCTGATGCTAATACATTCTATACATTTGGTGGATTATTACCAGATACAGATTATGGTGTAACAGTAGAGGCTTTAGATGCAGCAGGTAATGTAAGTGCAAGAAGTGCAAAATTAGAAGTAAGAACAAGAAATATATAGTATGATTAAAGATATAATAGAACTATTAAATAGTAACGATTTTTACGATATAGCAGATGACGATATTCAGTTTGCTAAAGGTGCGTACAACTTTCCTACAAGTATAAAGAGGTTAAAAGATTACAGAAAAAGACAAAAAGCATTAAGAGATGGCAGATAATAGTATAACATATAAGATACTTGTAGACAAGGAGAGTGGAACAGCTACTTTGAGAGATTTTAGAGGTCAAATTGTTGCTACACAAGTTCCTATAAAAGAACTTAGAAAAGAGTTTGGTAATTTTGCTAAAGAAGTTGAAAAGGTTAGGTTTGATAAGTTTAATAACAGCTTAAAATCAACATCTAAAGCTAAAAACGATTTTAGTAAAGCCTCTGGTGGTGCAACATCTTCTGTATTAGAATTAGGTAGGGTTATTCAAGATTCTAACTACGGAATGAGAGGTATGGCTAACAACATTACACAGTTAGCCTCTCAAATGGCATTTGCAACAAAGACAGCAGGTAGTTTTCGTGGTGCTTTAAAGGATATGGGTAAAGCAATGTTAGGTCCTTTAGGTGTTGTATTTGCTATATCTGTTATTGTTTCTATAATGGAGAGAATGGAAGGTAGTAGTCAAAAAGCTAAAAAAGCTATTGATTCTTTAAACGAAACATTTGGAGAAGAAGCTACTAAGTTAATGGTTCTTAAAGATGCTTTAAATGACAGCAATATATCATTAGAAACTAAAAAAGAATTAGTAAGTAAAGCTAATGATGAATTTAAAGACTTAAATATATCAATAAGTGATACTGGAGAATTAAGTGAAGAGGCTGCTGAAAAAATAGATTTACTATCTATGTCTTTTATAAAAAATGCTAAAGCAAGAGCAATAGCTAAACTTATTCAAGACGAAATGATTGAGCAATCTAAAATAGAGGCTCGAACAGCAGGAGAGAATTTAAAGTGGTACGAAACAGCTTACTATGCTTTAATAAATAGTATTAGTGGTGCTGGTGCAGGTATGGCTGATGCTTTAGAAGCTGATAGTAAAAACCAAGAAGAAGCATTAAAATCATCTAAAGACACTATTCAGAAGTATTTAGATATGCTTAAAAAGAATGATGGAGAGTTAGCTAAATTTATTTTTGGTGGAAATAAAAAAGGTAGAACTTCTGGGAAAAACAAAATCTCTATATTCAAAACTAAAGAAGATTTAGATTTAGATGTTAAGAATCAAGAACAAGCGATATTAAGGCTTCAAGAAAAAATAAAGATTCAAAACTTAAAGAATAGAGAGGCAGAGGAATTAGCAAATGCATCTACAGAAAAAGATAAAAAAAGAATAAAAGAAAGATACTCTAAGGTTTACTTGGAGATGGAGTTGAGTAATGAAAAGAAAAGACTTGAACTTGCTAAAAGTACAGAAAAAAATATAGCAAGAGCAAAGCACGATGAACACGTTGCTAATCTAATGAGAATATTAGAAGAGTATAAGTTAAAAATTAAGTTAGATAAAAGTATAAGTGAGGCTAAGAAGAAAGAGTTAACAGGTGATGCAGAATCAAAGACAAGGGAATCTATACTTCAATCTGGTAAAGAATTAAGTGATACAATCTCACAAATAGATGAAGCGTACGAACCTTTATTTAGCCTTTACGAATCATTAGGGGAAGCGAGAAGAGCTGCTATTGGTATAGGTAATGGTGATAAAAAACAAGAAGAATTTGATGCCTTATCTCATTACATAGAAACCTACAAAACTTTAATGTCTGGTGTTACTGATTTTGTAAATGGTGAATTTGAAAGACAATTACAGATAGAACAAAATAAAACCAATGCTTTAAACGAAGAGTTAAATAACAGATTACTTAATGAAAACCTATCTGTAAAAGAAAGAAAGAGAATACAAAACGAGATAGCAAGAAATGATGAAGAAAACAGAAAAAAACAAAATGAAATTAAAAAGAAGCAATTTAATACTCAAAAGGCATTTAATATTGCTATGGCAGTTGTAGATACTTATGCAGGTGCTTCCAAAGCATTAAACGATAAAACTGTTCCAAGTACTATTGCAAGGATTGCTTTAGCAAGTGCTACCATTGCAAGTGGTTTATTACAAGTTGCAACTATAGCAAGACAAAAATTCCAACCAGAAGCAGCATCTACACCAATAAGAACAGCAAGTGGTGGTGGAGGTGGTGGTGTAGGTAACAGGACCTTTGACTTCAACTTAGTTGGTAGTAGTCAAGGTAACCAAGTTGCAGAAGCAGTACAAGGTCAATTTGATAAACCTATCAAGGCTTATGTAGTTTCTAAAGACATAACTAATCAACAGCAATTAGATGCTAATACTAAATCATCAGCAAGGTTTGGTGGTTAAAAACAATATAATATAACAAACAAAACGTTACAATAATATGGAGAACTTAGATACAATAGAACTTTTTATAGACGAAGAAAGCAGAGAAGATGGAATATACGCTATTTCATTAGTGGAATTTCCTGCTATAGAGGAAAACTTTGTAGCACTTAGCCAACACAAGGTAGAGTTTAAAACCT